CTAAAGTGGGTAAAGGTTATTGTGGAAACGAAGGAACTTATAATGGTGGCTATAATTTAAGAAGATGGAATGTTTTCACCGAAACAAATATTGGAAACGTTGCAAAACCACACCCGAACTGTGGTGAAGAAAACTTCACTATGGGGCAGGATCATCAATACATGCTTGGAACTTACGATGGGTTACAAAGTAATAATAGTTGGAAGTTTAGTTACACAACTGATAGTGGAACGGTTAACCCTACAGGGCTACCTCCAGGTGTTAATGGTGGGACATCTTCAGGCCATTGTGGTTGGAGAACATAACAATTATATTTATAATATATGATACACGAAAATATAGAAATTAGTGGGTCTCTGAGAGGTCAAGGCACTACAAAACCACCAACAGGAACAAAAGCCAATAGGCCAAGTAGCCCACAAACAGGGTCACTATATTTGGAACAAGCTGTTAGCGGTAGTTTCTTAATGGTTTATGCTGGTGTGAGTAACAATGATAGTGGGTGGGTTAGAGTATCGTCTCAAGTAAGCGCAAACGTTGGTTTTAAATTTAGACAAATAATTAATTATTCATACCTTGCCGGAGGTTATAAAGATAGTTCACCCTGGAAGAATGTTCATAGAACAATAAACGCAACGGATCAGACAACGCACTTAGGTGAATTATTAGATTATCCAGCATCTTATACGTCTGGAGCTTGTAGTAGATATATCCTATTTATTTGGTCTGTAAACACCGACGGTGTATGGAAATCAGCGTCAGATATACACGGAACAACAACTGCGGCTGTTAATATGTCAAATGAAACAAAGTATGCTCACAATGTTAAATTTAATATAACAACTATTAGATCAGATTGTGGTACTATGCACAAGGAAACAGAAACAGCATATGTCTTTAGTGGTGGAAGTTCAACGGTTGAAAAATTTGATTTAAATACTGAGACAGTTGCAACTGGATTTAATTTAACAACAATTACTGGTAATGATGGTGGTTCAGCATTTTCAGATGAAAACTTTGGATATGGTTGGACAAGTAGCGAAGGGGTTAAATTTAGTTTTGCCACAGAAACATTTAACACTTCTTCACAATGGGGGAACCACTCACAACAGAAAGGGATTAGTTCTAAAGTTGGTAAAGGTTATGCTGGAAATGAGGGGAGTTATTCAGGTGGTTACAATTTAAGAAGATGGAGTAACGCTAATGATACTAATATAGGGAACGTTGTAAAACCTCATGGTAATTGTGGGGAAGAAAATTTTACAATGGGTCAAGATCACCAATATATGTTAGGTAACTATGACGGACTTCAAAATAACACGAGTTGGAAGTTTAGTTATTCAACAGACACTGGAACAGTAAACCCATCTGGTTTAGCACCTGGTGTAAACGGAGGGACATCATCTGGCCACTGTGGTTGGAGAGGATAAAATTTATTATATAATATGATATACGAAAATTTAGAAATTAGTGGTAGTTTAAGTTCAGACAATGTAACAAACAGACCACCTAAAGGAACCAGAACAAATAGACCTGGCTCACCACTATCAGGTTCTTTATATTTAGAAGAATCTACTAGTGGTAGTTTTTTAATGCTTTATACTGGGGTTTCAAATATAGATAACGGTTGGGAAAGAATCGCAGCTCAAGAAACTATTCCAATAGCATTCAGGTATAGACAAGTGTTATCATATTCTTATTTAGCTGGTGGATATAAAGATAGTTCACCTTGGAAGAATGTCCATAAAACAACAAATTCAACAAGCCAAACGACACATGTTGGTGAGTTGTTAGATTACCCAGCATCATATACTTCTGGCGCGTGTAGTAAAAGAATATTGTTTATTTGGTCGGTTAATGAAAACGGTGCTTTTAAAGGCCCGGACACTGTTGATGGTACAAGAACTTCAGCTATTAATATGTTTAACGATACTAACTACGCACATCAAACCAAATTCAATACCGGCATAGCTAGAAGTGACGTTGCCACCATGCAAAAAGAAACTGAGTTTGCTTATCTAGTTTCCGGGGGATCGTCAACGATTGAAAAATTTAATTTATCAAATGAAAGTTATGTTAGTGGATTTGGGGTAACCTCGATAAACGATAGTGCGGGTGCTGCAGCATTTTTTGATGAAAACTTTGGTTACGCTTGGTCAAGTGGTGCAGCAATCAAATTTAATTTTTCAAATGAAACACCAACATCATCAACACAATGGGGAGTACACCAACAACAAAAGGGTATTAGTTCTAAAGTTGGTAAAGGTTATTGTGGTAATGAGGGTACATATAATGGTGGTTACAATTTAAGAAGATGGAGTAACTCAACAGACACAAATATTGGTAATGTCGCGAAACCACATACAAACTGTGGTGAAGAAAATTTTGCTCTTGGCCAAGATTGGCAATATATGCTAGGGAACTATGATGGAACTGGTCAAAATAACACAAGTTGGCAATTGGTTTATGCTACAGATACTGGGTCAAACGCTATAACCGGATTAGCACCAAGAGTAAACAATGGAACATCATCTGGTCATTGTGGTTGGAGATAATTTTAAAAAAACATATGTAATAATTGATTTTTAGAAAAAAATTGATTATATTAATATAAAAATACAAATATGGGACAAGAATACAAATATGAGAGAGCGAATTTCATTAACAATCCTTTTGATGAAAAATTAATGCAGATATCCGAAAGTATGTCATTTGCATTACCAAAATACAAAGCATATAACTTTGTTGGTGGTGCGCAAATAACCCCATACGCTAGGTTAAAGCAATGGTTATTAGAATTAAGAGGTAGAGAGGACGCTGTTGAACATTTAGAGTACACGGTTAGAAAAATGGAATTGGAAATTGAGATGGATAATGAAAGTAAAGAATTTATTACCGATCCTAAAAGACGAGAAATGGTTGACTTAACTATTGCGGATAAATCAATCGATTTAAGAAAATTTAAAAGAAATTTAAAGGATGCCTACGTTGAAAGACAAGGTTTTGTTGACATTATTAAAGAATATTTAAACACAGATGATGCAATATTACCAGATGGGACTAAGCTAATAGATGTTTTCGGTAATAAAGAATTGGAAGATAAATATGAACACGAATATTGGACCGTTCGTATGGCTAAGCAAGCGATGTTGGATATGATTTCATATGGTAGAATTGGTACTGGTAACTTAGACTCTATCCTTATGATGGACCCCGAACAACAAAAGCAGGTATTAAGTTTAGCATCAGCTTACACAATATCAATAGATAAAAATATTAACCAGTTGATGTCACACGCAACAACAAACAATTTCACTATTGAAGAGTCTTTAAAAAATCAACTAAAATTAACAGAACCAAATAAAGTACAAACAGAACAGTTATTATAATGACACACATAATTTTTAAAACACAAGGTGAAGTTCCTGGGTATATTCAAGTGATTGGCACGTATTTAAATTACAACTATGGTCGAATTGCTGATGAGTATAACGACATGAGAGTTGAGTTAAATAAAATTGGTGCAACTGTAATATCTGAAGAAGTTGCTAAAGGGTTTGTTTTTGCCAACATATATAAAGAATATGTTAGTGTTAGAACAAACTCACACATCATGGACGAAATCCCTCAGTTAGCTGAATCTGGCGAAACTGATGAAGAAAAAATTAAATATTATCTAACCGATGATGATAGAGATTCTGGTTTAGCTTTTAATAAAGCTATAATGAAAAAAGTTGTTTCAGATAGATTTTCGGAAAGATACAAAGAGTTAATGCTTGACGCATCAAGCTTAGAAAAAGACACTTGGGAAGAACAGAAAAGGGAAGCGTTTGGATGGGTTGCGGACTCAGATTACCAAACACCTATCATAGACATCTTATCAACAGGTAGAGGTATTGATAAATCAATATTTGTACAAAAAATTATAACCAATATTACTGCATACAACACTAAGTTAGCTACATTATTATTGGAACAACAATTATTAGAAGAAAGAATTAAATCATGTGAAACGATCGCTGATTGTCATAGATTAAAACACGAAAAATTCGGAATCGCGTTAAGCAAACAACAAAGAGAGGATGAAAATATTGCAACAACACCTCTAACACTGAGAATGGACTTTTAAAATTGTAAAATGAATTTAGCAATAAATGGCACATGCGCCAAAGGGTGTTCATTTTGTTTCACAAAAGAAGACGCAAGAATTAAACACACACTTGGGGAGATGAGTATAGATATGGTCGATAAAATTATCGACCATTATAATATACAGAAATTTGATGAGGAAATCACAATACTAGGTGGTGAACCCACACAACATTCGAATTTTATTGGGATATTAGATCACATCTTTTCTAGAGGGTATAAGGTAAACCTTGTTAGTAATTTTCTATTTGGTAAAACAACTAGAGATTATATCATTGACAACATTCGTAACATCAGATGGATGCTTCCAAATGCAGCAGAGCTTAATGAAAAAAACAGAATGGTTGTTTTTAAAAAGAACTACACTGAAATCTATAAAGCATACGCAAATAGCTGGGGATTTGAAACACACCCTAGATTATCCCTAGCCTTAACTATGTCTAAAGACTGGGAAGCCCGAAATTTTTATGAATACATTAAATGGTTATATCTAGAACTAGATGGTAATATCAATTCTATTAGGCTTGGTTTGGATCTAACGGGGACATATCTTATTAATAATAAGAAGATGGGTAATGAGATGACTAAAATACTCAAATTTGGTTTATATAATCAAATTAAAATAACATCAGATTGTCAAGTACCACCATGTCTTTGGGAAGGTAAAACAAAAGGTGCGGTATTGGAAAACTCATTAAATTTCGCCACATTTAAAATACCTGAATATGAGACAATATGTGGATTTATGCCTTTGGATATTTTCCCAGATGGGAGTTCAATACACTGTTATCCATTAGAAGATAAAGTAAAATTGAGTAATGTTTTGGAAATATCAGGAAAAAATGGTATATTAGGTCTTAGAGAAGAGTTCGATAAACAATATATTAATAACCATAAAAATTATTCGATCCCACAAGATTGTTTAGATTGTGTTTTTTATAAGACAGAATGTAATGGAATATGTGGTGGTTGTTTAGAAGGTAGCAAATGACAAAGAAAATATTTTCAATCCCCTTTAACCCTATGTTAACTGAGGACATGTTTATGAATAAATTTTATCCATTCTTAGAACGAAACAAAGAATGGATTTATGACATATACTTTACGTGTAGAATACCACCCTTTACTCAAGATGCTATGGGGGCAATTTTCAGAAAAGAAGATAGGGATGTTGTGTTTGAAAACGCAATGATAGTACAAAAAGCTTTGGGTATTAAAATTAGTGCAACATTTAATAACGTTAACATTTCGCCTAAGTTTGAAAATTACAAACTATTTGTTGACAACTTAAAACCCTTATATGAAAAGGGATTAAGATGTATAACTATCCCGCATGGTCATTGGGTTGCTATGGGTTTGAAAAAACATTTTCCGGAAATGGAAATTAAAAACACCATATTAAGAAAGGTTGCAACTGGTCAAGATTTCTGGTATAACGCAGATCAAGGGTTTGATTATATTAACCTTGATAGGATCTTAATGAGGGATGTTGAAGAACTAAAAAACATTAAGAAAGCTCAATTAAAATATTACGAAGAAAAAGGTAGATATGTTAAACTATCATTGCTTGTTAACGAAGGTTGTTTAGGTAGATGTCCAGTAATGGATGAACATTATACATATAATAATCTTAGGGAACCAAATGAGTTACCATATTTTCATCATGAGATATCTAAAGTAACCTGTGAATATAAATGGGAAAAGGAAATTAACGCATTCTTTTTTAAAGCGGCAACAATACCACCATTTAAAGAAGAATTCGATGAACTTTTAGAA